AGAAGCTCGACTACTTCGGCGAGGCCGTCTGAGATGGACGCCGCCTCAATCTTCGTCGCGCGCAAGCTCGCCGAGAGAATCGCGGCGAAGCAGCAAGAGATGCTCCGCCCGCTCATCCGAGGGCAGGCCGCCGATTTCCCCGACTACAAGAAACGCGCCGGATACCTCGAAGCGCTCGGCGACGTCGAGCAATGGATCGAAGAGATCAACGCCGAAGAAGACGACCAAGGAAGAGGACCCTTTGCCCGCGCATCATAGAATCCGGACCGTTCATGTCGAAGATCCGCGCGACGTCATCTGGACTGCCGTCGGCAAGGATCTCGATAAGGTCGAGCCGATGAATCAGCAAGTGCTGGTCGCGATGTACATCCGCCCAGCCACCTACGTTCAGTTCGGTCAGGGCGGTGAAGACAAGAGGCTGGAGATCGCCGAGGAGGCGATCGATGAGGACCGCTACCAGGGCAAGGTTGGCATGGTCCTCAAGAAGGGGCCGCGCGCCTTTGTCGACGATGGCCCCATCCAGTTCCACGGGCAGGACGTCGAGCCGGGAGACTGGGTCGTTTACCGCTCGTCCGACGGGCTCAAAGGCATGATCGGAGACCGCGAGATCCGCTTCATCCCCGACGTCTACATCAAGGCGAAAATCGATCATCCAGACGCGGTGTTTTAATGGCCAGAGAAGTCGAGGACCCAGAACAGCAGACGCATTTCGGCGCGCTCATCGACGAGCCGGACGATGACCTCCAACCCGAGGAGCGGCTAGAGCCGAAGACCGTCGTTGTCGGCGGGATTCCGGTCCGCAAGGGCGATCGGAAACCGGAGCCGGAGCCGCGCGAACCCGAATCGCCGATGCGCGCCTCGCCGGAGCCGGCGCTGGAGGATGAGGGCGTTCTTGAGCTGAAACGCCAGCTCTCCAACCAGCAACAGATGACGGCGCGCGCGGCCCAGGTGGCGCAAAACGAGCATCAAGCGCGCGTCCAGGCCGAACAGGGCCTGACGCAATCGAATGTATCGCTGATCGATCAGGCGATCGAAGCGGCGAAGCGCGATTCCGATCAGGCGCGAGCCTTCTTCCAGCAATCGCTCGATCGCGGCGACCACAAAGGCGCTGCCGACGCTCAGATCCTGATATCGGACGCGCGCGCGAATCTGCTGCACCTCATGACGATGCGCGAGAGTTACGGCGCGCCGCAGCAGCCGCAGCAACAGCCGCAGCAACAGCAGCCGCGGCAAGCGCCGCAGCAGCCGCAGCAGCAGTTCGTCGACCCTACGCAGCAGATGCAGGCGAACGTCCAGAACCTCTCGTCCCATCTCACCCGAACAGGGTTCCCGAAGAGCGCCGCGTGGATTCGAGATCATCCCGAAATGGTCAAAGACCGCGAGGCGATCGATGCGGTCGACGCCGCGCACCGCCTCGCCACCGGCAAACTCAAGCTCATCCCCGAAACCGCTGAATACTTCGACAAGATTGAGGAGATCCTCGACGTGGGAGCGCCGCAACAACGAGACATGTCGATGACACGCCAAGGCCAGCGCCAAATGGGGCAGTCGCGCAGCATGGCCGCGCCCGCTCGCGCCGAAGCGCCGAGCCTGCGCACCGGCCAGAGACGCGGCACCGCCGTCTCACTCACTCCGCGCCAGCGTGAGCATGCGCGCGATGTCCTGGGCATGAGCGACGAGGAATACGCGGCCGAGCTTCTCGACGCGCGCGGGCGCGGAAAGATGTTGGGAGCGATTTCATGATGACCGATCGCGGCGGCGGCGAAGAAATTTCTGGGTTCATGGGGTCCGGCAGCCGCCCTGGCTTTCGCGATGCCGATGAGGCGCGCCCAGGCTATGTCGACCATGTCGAGCGCGCGCGGCGCAGAATCTCGGAATTGCGCGCCCAATACGGCGACATGGACGAAGAAGACGGCGACGTTTACCTCGATCGCTTCTATGCGGAGTCGCCCCCTGGCTGGACTTATGAGTGGAAGACCCACACGGTCTTCGGCAAACAATTCCCGCACTACACGAATCAACTGCTCCGCACTGGCTGGGCTCCAGTCCCAGCAAACCGGCATCGCGAGCTTCTCTACCCCGAATATGCCGATGAGAGCATCATTGTCGACGGTCTTATGTTGATGGAAAGACCGAAGGAGTTGACAGATCGGCGAAGGCTGCGCGAAAAAGCCAAGGCCACCGATCAGGTGCGCAATTCGGAAGCGAAATTGAGCGATGCGCCACCCGGGACGGCGCCGCGAGATCAGCACCGGAAAACCGCTCCTCGGGTGGGGTCCTCCGTCGGTCCCATAGGCATTCCCGACTAAGGCGGAAGGTGAGGGTGCGGCGCTCGCGCTCTCGCTTGATAGCACCCAAGTCATCGGCCGGCGCTCGGTGATGACGAACCCTGAATCCCGCATCCGCGGAAGGGATCGTCATGGCCAATGTAAATGCGCCCTTTGGATTCGCTGACAGCCACAGGCTCGGCGCCGCCGTCAACTACCAGATGTCGCGGCGCTGGATCAGCGCCTCCAATCCTGTCGCCATCTTCACGGGCGACCCGATCGTCCAGCTCTCGACTGGCTACATCGCCCAGGCGACGACCCCTGGCGCGACGCAGATCGCCGGCATTTTCTGCGGCTGCGAGTACATGTCGGTCTCGCAGAAGAAGTGGATCGCCTCTCCGTTCTGGCCGGGAAGCGACGCAGTCGTAGGCGGCACCGGCTTCGACGTCCACGCGAAGGTTATCGACGATCCGCTGACCGTCTTCAGGGTGCAAACCAACGGCTATCCCGCGGCCGGGACGCTCGCGTCAGTCATCGGCACGATCGGCATGAATGGCCAGTACGTGATCGGCACGGGCAATACGGTGACCGGCAAGTCAGGCTCGGCAATCGACGTCGTCACCAACGTGCCTGCTGTGACGAACACCTTCCCCTTCAGGATCATCGACGTAATTCGCGACCCGCCAGGGGCCAACGGAGCCGACATTACGACTCCATACTACTGGTACTACGTCACCTTCAACAACCAGGACTTCAAGAGCCTGACGGGCATCTGAGGAGGATCGAAAATGGCCGTCTCAGTCGCCCAAGCCTACGACCTGCTCTTCCCCGGCCTCCGCAAGGTTGCGGGACAGTACAAGGATATCGACCGGATCTATCCCAAGATCTACAAGGTCGACAAATCCTTTATGTCCGTCGAGCGCACAGCATCGATGCGGTATTTGTCGCTTGCTGCACTGAAGAGTGAGGGCGGACCTACCACGTTCGACAATCAAGCTGGCGAGCGTTATGTCTATAATCAGTATCACAAGGAAATTGGACTTGGATATGCCTTCACCAGAAAGATGATAGACGATAATTTATATAAAAGACAATGGCAACCAAGTAACCTTGGACTACAGAAGTCTTTCAACCAGACCAAGGAAATCTATGGGGCCTATCCGCTCAACACCGCTACATTCTACGATCCTACCATTCTTGGGGATCAGCAGCCGCTCTGTTCTCTGCTACACCCGATCGATACGGGCGTCGTTCCGAATCGCTTCCCTGTCGACATGGACCTCAACGAGGCCTCGCTCCTCAACGCGCAGGCCTCGATCCGCGGCGTCTTCCGCGACAATGCCGGCCTCCGCATGCAGGCCCGCGCCAGGAAGCTAGTCGTCCCCATCGCGCTCGAACCGATCGCCATTCGGCTGCTACGCACGGTATTGCGCCCGGGAACGAACGATAACGACATCAACGCAATCCCGGAGACAAGTGGAGGCATCCCAGAAGGCCATCTTGTCCATGACTATCTGACGTCTCCGACGGCATGGTTCGTATTGACTGATCAAGATGGGCTGCTGTACTTGCAAAGAGTCGCCTTCGAGCTTGATATGCAAGTGGACTTTACTTCAGACAACTTACTTGTCAAAGGTTATGAGCGGTATAGTTTCGGGTACTTCGACTTCCGTGCTTTGTGGGGCTCGTTCCCGACGCAGTAATACTTAGGAACGACCATGGCGCAAGCGACCTCAACTGGCCCGATCATCGCCCTCGGCGGACTAGCCGGCGGGCAGGCCGGCACTCAGCCTCGAGAATACTCAGACGAGATCGGTCCGTCGATCTTCTGGGCAGGCACGGCAATTGCCGCCTCGGGCGCGCTCGCGAGCAAGGATCGGAAGGGTCAGGGCGCAATTCCGGCGCTCTATCTGTCCAGTCCGATTCGGACGGTTAACGCCATCCTTGCGGCGAGCGCGGGCGCGCTGACCGTTGCCGGGATTCCGACTGCCGGCACGCCGCTCGTGAACATCTCGACTTATGCGGCTGGGCGGGCACCGGGTACTCCGGTTACCGTTGCCGGCGTTCCGACGACCGGCGTTGCGATCGACGGCGGCCTCGACACTGCGGCCTTTGCGACTACGGGCGTCTTGACGCTCGCAGCCCCGAGCGTGGCCGCCAATACATGGCGCTATCAGGTCAACCAGTGGGTCTGCCTGTTGAATGGTGGCGTGGGCGGCGCCGCGCGAATGGCGCAGATCACGGCGATCGGCGCCGGCACGCTCACGGTGAGCCCCGCCCCGGCGGCGGCTGTCACCGGCCAGATCGCCCTCACCAATCGCTACAACCCGAACCTCTATGGCGCGAGCGGGCCGCCCAGCTCGGTTTCCTCCATGGCGCCCGCAGGGGCCGCTCGCATCGTCATTCCCGAGGTCGGCAATGCGCGTGGCATCGGCATCCTCGGCGTCGCGGCCTGCACCGGCAATACGTTCACCCTGGTCGGCATCGGCACCTATGGCTCCATCCAGACCGAGACGATCGTTCATCCCGGCGGGGCGGTGACCGCCTGGAGCAAGAAGACTTACGACATGCTGATCACGGCGACGCCGGCCTTAACCGAGGCGGCGGGCCATAACTATACTGTGGTCACGGGCGACATCATCGGACTGCCGCTCTCGGTGATGTCGGCCGACAGCATCGTCGCGGTATCGCTCGGCGGCGTGGCTGCGGTCGCCGGCACGAACTTCATCGTCATCCCGGCCGATATCACCAATCCGGCGTCACCGACGACGGGCGACACGCGTGGCTCGATTCAGGTCGGCGCCGCCGGCCCCGCCGCGACGACCCCCGGAACGCCGATGGCGGCCTTCAACGGGACGTTGGTTCTGACGATTGATCAGCGGCTCAACCCGTTGCAAGTAGCACTCGCAAGCGTGGTCAACCCCGGCCCATTGCTGGGCGTGTACGCGGCTTGAAGGAGACTTTCGATGCGAGGCGAAACCAGTCGCGAAGGCAGGGCGCAAGGCGGCAGCGCCCTGAAGGAGCAGGGCCGTAAGAACATCAAGCGCGAAGCGAAGGGCGCTCACCCGAAGAACACGCCGGACGGGTCCCTGCACGGCGGCCCGATCTTCCGCGAGGACGGCGGCGCGGTGATCGATAAGGCTGACGGCGGCGGCATCGTGGCCCGCCTGAAGGGCGGCCGAGTGAAAAAGGCGGTTGGCGGCCCGATCAGCGGCGGCGGCAAGAAGCCCTCGATGGGGCGAGCCGGCCGAGCGCGCGGTGGCGGCGTCGGCGCGGACCTCAATCCCAAGACCCATGACGCGGGCTCCGGCCCGAAGGGTCACAAGCTCATGCCTGAATCGGAGGCGTGTCCGTAATCCGGAAAAGACGTCGCGCGACCTTTGTCGAACCGGCAGCCCAGCCTTTCATTGAGGCGTCTTGTATCCGCATCGCCGCCTTCGGGCGGCGTTCTTTTTAGGAGGATCTGATGACCGTCTCGGCAAAAGTGCGGGCACGCCTTCCGGCATCGCGGCTCGGCAAGCCTGGGTCGGACGGCTATCCGATGCCGGACAAGAAGCATGCGCGGATCGCGAAGGGCTTCGCCGCCATGCACAACGATCCGGACAAGGCGGCGATCGACGCCAAAGCTAACGCCGTCCTCGCCAAGAAGCGCGGCGGGCTTGTAGTCGGCGGCAAGGGCAAGAAGCCGAGCCTCGGGCGCGCTGGGCGGGCGGGTGGCGGCAAGAGTCCGCAGTCGCAACCAACGCCGCAATTTAATCCGCTGCAACAACAGCCGGGGCCGTCGCCAGCGCCAGAACCAGAGTCACAGTTCACTCCGCCGACGAAGCATTTCCCTACTTTAGGTCCGATGTTCCGCACTAGCGGGGCGATGTACACATGACGGGCAAGGGAGGCTGAGATGTCGCGAGGTCTGCTGTTCTGGGTGATTTGGATCATCTGCGTGCTGATCTGGGCCGGCGTCAACTTCGGCGGCGTGGGTGGCGCTTACGGCCATTTCGCCGGTGGCGGCGTCATCGAGTTCGTCCTGTTCGGCTTGCTGGGTTGGCAAGTGTTCGGGCCGGTTGTCCACGGCTAGAGGGGAACGACCATGCGTCCTATCAGCGTCACCGTGGGCCCCTATGCGGCTGGCGTCGCCAACGGCATCTGCACCTCGCAAACGCTCGCGGTGGCGGGTCCTTTCACGCTCAATGGCTCGCTGGTCAGCGGCGGGCAAGCGACGCTCGACAATCCCCGCCAAGTCGCGATCACATCGAGCGGCAACGACAGCGGCGTCTTCATCACCGTCAGCGGGTACGCCGCCAATGGAGTCCCGCAGGGCGAGACGGTGCGCGGCGGCAACGTCGGCACGGTTTACACCAACAATTTCTTCAAGATCGTCACGGGCGTGTCGTCGTCCGGCCCGACGTCGAACGTCACGGTCGGTACGACAACGACGCCGGCCGCTAGCTCAATGATCCGGCTCGACGATTGGGCCGATGCGCCCCTCGGCGTTCAAGTCGCGGTTACGGGCACGGTCTCCTTCACCGTCCAGCACTCGTTCGACGACCCGAATGACCTCATCAATCCGGTCCCAGTTGGCTCGATGTTTTGGGACACTGGCCTCGTTCCCGCAGGCGCTATCGCCGGCGCCGCAGGCATCACCTTCTCGATCGCCGCCGCGCCGGTATGGATGCGCCTTCTCCTGAACAGCGGAAGCGGCTCGGCCAGGATGACCGTGACCCAGTACCAGGGCGGCGATGAGTAAATGCGCCCGATCACCGCCACTGTGACCGCTCCCGCGACGCAAGCCATGGTCAATCTTGATCCGTGGCGGGCTTCGTCGATGGGCGTTCAGATCGTGCCTAGCGGTGGCGCGCAGTTCACGCTCGATTACAGCTTCGATGATCCCAACGACCTCGTTAATCCGATCCCGCTCGGATCAATGTTCTTCGATACTTCGATGGTCCCGGCTGGTGCCGTCGGCGGCTCAGCGGGGCTCACCTTCGCCCTTCCGGCGACGCCGATCTGGGGGCGCTTGAGGTTACTCAACGGCGTCGGCTCGGTGCGCGCCACTTTCCGCCAGCTGGAGTCCGACTCCGCCACTTATCGGGGCCCGAGTGGCGTCACTTATCCGCCGCTCCCGGTTGGCGCGATCGGCGTCTGGTCGATGCGCAAGACCCGCGCCGCCTATGCTGGAAACTGCATTCGGGTGGCGGCGGCTGGAACGACGACGCCGTTTCTCGACGTCGGCTTCAGCGCCAATGGCTTGGTCAACTATGCCGCCGCCTTATCCTTCTGCGCCCCGGCGCCGGCGACCGTGCTGACTTGGTACGACCAGAGCGTGGGCGGCGCCAACAATCTCACCTCGGCCGCGAGCGGCAACGCGCCTCAGTTAGTGGTCATCAACGGCGTGCCGTGGCTGGCGTTCACCAACTACCAAGGAAACACCGCCAGCCCTGCTATCTTGGCCGCCGCCGCGGCGGTCCCCATGACCGGCGACATGACGCTTGGCATGGTGATGCAGCTTGGGACGGATGGCAACCAAACCGGAAATATAACGAGCTTGTTTGCCGATGCTGACGGCACCAATGGCTGGTGGTGGATTGCAAACAACAGCGCCCCAGGCGCAATGAGTATTATTCTGCCGCCAACGACTTATAACGCTACATCAGGAAATCTATTGACCGCCTCGGTCAACGCAATTGCTCTTACGAGGACTGGAACAACGCTCGCCTTCTACCAGAACGGGGCGAACGTAGGAACGGTGGCTGGCGCGGTTAATCTGACGAATGCCTCTCCTTTTACTTTGGGCGGGTTCAATCCGACTACCACCAATTATTACCTAGAGGGGCTGGTCGGCGAGGGGTACATCTACAGCTCTGCGCTGTCGCCGGCCCAGATTTCAGCCCTTGCGTCCAATCAGGCCGCGACCTTCCCGAAGACCGGGTTTGAGACCTTCTGGAACGGCTCGGCATCGGTTCAGTTCGGCTTCCAGGAAACGATCACGATGGGCAACGTGCTTGCCTTCGATCGCGGCCAAGCCTGGACGCTCTTCGGCCTGATCCAGCTCTATAGCTCGATGGGGTATCCCGGCGACAACGCGATCTTGTCGAACATCCCTCACTCGTCGCCTTTCCCGGGCTGGGGCGTCATGGTGACGTCGCAAGGGGGGCGCTACGGCGTCTTGCACCTCCTGCTCGTTAACATCCTTGGCTCCAACGCCATCGAGCTGTTTGGCACCACCAACTTGACCGATGGCAAGAAGCACATGATCGCCGTTTCCTATGACGGCTCCAGCACCGCTGCCGGCTTCAAGGCCTACATCGATGGCGCGGCCGAAACGCTCAACGTGACGCAAAACACCCTGTCGGCCACGATCATCGGCGCGGGGCAGAGCCTCAACGCCGGGTCGCAGATCGCCGATCCTCTCAATTATCTGCGCGGCACGCTGGGCTTCGTGCAATTAGACTTCACCGTCCGAAGCCAAGCCTACATCCAAGGCTGCACGTCGCTCGCGTCAACGCCGAATGACGCCACCTTCACTCAATTCCGCCTCAACCTGACCGCAGGCAGCGGCACCACGGCGGCGGACACGGGAGCGGTCGGGCACGCCTTCAACGGCACGCTCACCTCCGCTGGCATGTGGAGGTCTTCGACGATAAATGTCCCGCCGCAGACCATTTTTCTGACCAACACGGCGCTAACAAATTGGACCGTTCCATCCGATTGGACCAATACCAATAATTCTATCGAGTGCGTCGGTGGTGGCGCCGGTGGGGCTGCGGCCTACCTTCTCACTTACGACGGCGCAGGCGGCGGCGGCGGCGATTACCGCAAGGCTGTCAATGTGACTTTAACTCCGAATGCGTCCGTTCCTATTCAGATCGGGCAAGGCGGGACGGGAGGTCCGTCTGTTGCTCCTCCGGGCAATCTCGGCACGTCGGGGACAGCGACGATATTCAACACCAACATGGTTGTTGCCAATGGCGGCAAGGCGCCAGCTATAGCCACATCGCCCTTCCCTGGCGGCGTAGGCGGCACAGGCGGCACAGGCGCGGCGGCGCACAATGATGGCGGCGCGGGGGGCGCTAATTCGGAACTTGGTTACGGCGGCGCTGGGGGAGGCGCTGCGGGCGGCCCTGCTGGCGTCGGCGGCGCGGGTGGTCTGGGTGGGCCTAGCGGGGGAGGAGGTGGCTCAGGATCGGGAGGCGGCGGGGCTCAGAATGGCGCATCTGGTGTGGGCGTTGTCCCAACTACCAGCACTGGCGGCGCCGGTGGACCTTCTCCCACAAGTGCAGGCGGCGCAGGGGGCGTGGCTGGGACCTCAATCCCTGTCGCGGGAACAAACGGTTCAGGGGGCGGCGGAGGCGGCGTTGGGAATGTGCCGCTAATGAATGGTGCGGCGGGGGGAGACGGAACAGATTGGACGG